CCATCAACTGAAGTAACACATTTTTTCAATCTTGTAGTCACTTCTCTACTAGTTCCTACCTTTTCAAGAGCTTTTAACTCTTCCATAATTTCAGTTTCATCATTACCAGTTAAAAGTTTAACTGTTATTTTTGTGTTTGAAGTCGGTAACTTAACTTCAAAATTATTATCAGTAACTTTTAGTTTTTTATCTAATTCTTTATATGGAAGTTGAGACAAATCAAAAGTATGTTGTATTAATTCACCATTTTCTGGATCTCTTAATTCAACAGTATAATCTTTACCATAAGCTAGTATTCTAGCTGCAATCATTATAGCATTTTTATCACCAAGTAATAATTCTGAAGATTTTACACCTTTTGTTAAAATTAAAGAATCTAATAATCTATCAATAACTATTCCTTTTTTAATAAGATTAGCTGATGTAAGTATATCTTCTTCTCTAGCTGTCATATACTTAACTTCTACTTTACCTTCTTTCAAAGGAGAACCTTCAGGATACAATTTACCTAAACTTGGTAAATCTATTAACTCACTTGGAAATTTAAATTCTTGTGTTTTTTGTTCTGCCATTTTATACCTCCGTTGCTCTTCTAAACCAACCCAACCAAAACTTTTCTTGTGTTGGTCTTTTTATAACTATGTTTGCAAATTTTAAAACTCTGTAAGCTCTAACCCTATCAGTCTCCACATTTTGTATGGCTTTTATAGTGTTAGGTCCTATACCACCATCTACTTTAATGTCATGTCCTTTAGAGATAGCAGCTTGTTGTAAAACTCTAACTGCACCACCTTGTCCAAAATTAACCACCATATCAAAATAGATATGTTTAAGTCTATCAGGTAATTGGTCTGCTTTAGAAGGTTTCCAATACTTTTCATAGTATATTTCTTTAGCACCTTCTATAGTTAAATTTTTTATATCAACATCTGGATTAAATTTTTTGGCTATCCCGTACTTTGTTTCTCCACCTGGATCATCGGGATCGTTAACATAACCACCTTCGTGTTCTAAAACTTTTTCTATTATTTCATCAAATGTATTCATCATAAGAAAACCTCTTTTGTATATATAAATATATAAAAATAAAAAAACCTACTTATTTTTTTATAAATAGGTTTTTTTATTAAGATATATGTAATTATTTTTGATTAGAATTGAAGTATTGCGTAATCATATCTTAGAGTCATAGTGATATCTACAGGGTCACTTGAAGCGAAATCTAAATCACCGAATTGAATATCTTGACACCAAGTTCCTTTTAATTTCCATTCTTCTACAACATCCCCAACAGGTCCTAATACTTGGAAAGTTACATCTTTTTTATAAAAATCTGAATATCCGTCTCTACCAGTTACTGATTCATGTGATAATCTTACCCATTCCATAACTGCTTGTGCGGCCGATGGTACAACAGGATCATAAAGTGTAACTTGTAGTTGTTGCCAAACACCTTTACCCTTAACCCATCTTCTTACATTTAAGTGATCCAATTGAACTTCTTCAAATGTTATTTGAGGTCTATTAGCTGTTTTGATTAAATAAGCGGGAATACCATCAATAGCCATCAAATATCTATTTTTCAGTTTAGGTTCAAATGGAGTAAACATTACATCATTTGCATCTACTAATTGAGCCATTACTTTTCTCCTAAAAATTATAATTTAATTACATATACTCGTATATAAATATCAGTTTCTACAAAAAAACCCCGTATTTCTACAGGGTTTTTATGTATTATATTTTAACCCTTGAACTATCTATTATTCTGGGAATGTAGCACCAGTTGGTAGTACTACAAAGTCAAGAACAATAAATTCAGCAGTTCTTGCAGGTTGAATGAATAATTGTCCGACCAATTGATTTCTATCAATTACATCTGGAGTGTTATTACTTTCATCCATCACTACTTTAAATGCAGTTAAACCTTGATTAGATTGAACTTGTTCTAAGAAAGGATTAACAATATTCAAGAATCTATTTCTTGTTTGAGCAGTATTTTGTTCAAATACAAGGAATCTTGAAGTAGAAGCAATAAACTTCTTACATTTAATTAACAATCTTCTTACATTCACCCTATCAAGTGCTGAAGGTTTAGCTTGTAAAGTTTTTTGACCCCACACACAAACCCCTTGTCCAGGGAATGTTGCTATAGGATTGACTCTTTCTTCATAAAGGTCATCTCTTTCAGCGTGTGTTAGTCTTTCTTTAGCCATTAGAGCTTCAGTTAATCCACCTCTGTTAAGACCAGCCGGTGCAAACCAAGGATGAGACACTTTATCTGTGAAAGCAACAACTCCAGGTATCACAACTGATGGTGGCACCCATACATTTTTATTGTTTTCATCATCAAATATCTTAACCCAAGGGAAGTAAGTAGCTGCGTAATTACTATCTTCAGTTGAAACTTGTGAAGTCCAATCACTAATATTAGAGTTCCAATCACCAGCATCAAAGATATAAAATGTATCTTGTCTATCTTCAACTACATCTCTAGCTTTAACATGAACTTTAGAGAAGTTTTTCTTATTGATTCCAGGAACTACTAACATATTAATATCAGTTTCATCTGGATTGGATATTGTTGATATAGCATTGTTGAATGAACCAGTATCTGATGTTCTAGCTTTTCCTAATCCATAATATTGTCCATCACTATTAGGACCTCCAAAGAATCTTGGGTCAAATCCATCAGTACCACCTTGTAGTCCCATAATGAATTTTTTAGTTCCTAAAGTACTTGCAGGTGCCAATCCAACTTGGTCTAATCTAAATTCAGAAGATGAAATTAATGTTGAACCAGGAATTTCATCAAGATAAGTTAGAATATCTTTAGCATATCCTGCAGCTAGTGAAGAACCAGAATCAAAAGCTAATCCGTGATATAATTTACTATTATATTCACCACTACTTGTTTGGTTCATTCTAACTGGAATTGGAACGGCTACTTCAGATATACTTGTCACCATTGGGTATTTATATGGTCTGAATCCAAATGGAATTAAGTTAGGACTTGCTGTTTTTGAATCTATCTGTGAATTCATATTTGTAATTCTAACATATTTAGATTTATTAGCATAATCACCAGTTACCATAACTTTATTTTTAGTTGTATCAAAACTTTGTTTCATATCACCAATTTTTCTAACTATATAATTTGGTGAATCTGGATCTAAATTACATCCAGCAAATGATTCCAAAGCAGTTGGTCTTTTATCTGTATCATCAAACTTTCTAATAATCACATCAAATGTACCATAATCTGAGCCAGCAACTGTTCCAGCCGCTTTAATATTTGCAAATGCAATTTTAACTTCAGTATTTGATGATTTACCATGTGATAATGTTTCAAATTTGAATAATTCAGTAACATCAGTTGCTGCTGAACCAGTTTGTGAAATAATGAAAGGTGTTGAAGCTTCAGAGTATCCACCACCCCCACCGGCACTTCCATCAAAAGTATGGTCTTTACCATTTAAGTGTGAAATAGTATTACTCGCAGTCTGTGCATCACATTGTTGTTTAAATATTTTACCAACATAAAATGGTAAAGGAGCAGATGGAGAAGGACCCGAACCAGCTACATCTACAAGATATGTATTATCTGTACTTAATAATGACATAGTTGGATATACTTTAGAATCATATAGTACATTAAAGTTATTAACTTTTCCAGCTCCACCGATAGTGGCTCCCGTCAATCCTTGTGTCGCATTTGATGCTGTTGAGAATAAGGCCGCTAAAGCAAATGCATTAACAGTCTCAGCTCCACCAGCAAAGAAATTTGATGATACATCACCTACACTAAATAATTCAGAACTACCAGTATTTACAGATGTACTATTAAAAACAGATGTATTTGCACTACTACTAAAACTTACATTTACTTTACCCGCAACTGATTGAGTAGCAGATGTTATTCCGTGAGTACTTGTACCTAGATTAACAGCATCTCTTAAATTCTCTGCAGAACCACTATGTTTTGAAGCATGAAGTTGCCAAAAATAAGTGTTTCCACTTGGATTAGATAGTCCAAAAGAACCAGGACCATCAACATTAAAA